GCATGTGGCGTTTACCACCCTATGTTGGCTGAGGCGGTTGTCAAGTTTCAATCGGAAGCAATCATGGAGACCTTCCCAGCCATGGGGCCGGTCAAGACTAAAATTATTGGCAAAGAGACAACATCAAAAAAGGAATCCTCAATCCGTGTTCAGGAGGACATGAATTACAAACTTACGGAGGAAATGAGTGAATATCGTCCCGAGCAAGAGAAGTTGTTATGGAATCTCCCGTTGGCTGGTTCAGCATTTAAAAAAGTTTACTTTGACCCAAGCCTTGGCCGACAAGTTGCAATCTTTATTCCGGCTGAAGATTTAATTGTTCCTTATGGCGCTTCTAACTTAGAGAACGCTGAGCGCATTACACACCAAATGCGCAAGACCAAAAACGATGTTAAGAAATTACAAGCCGCTGGATTCTGGCGTGATATTGACTTGGGCGAGCCAACCAATGTAATGGATGACATCGAGAAACGTAAGGCTGAGGAGCAAGGCTTCTCTGCAACTACAGATAACCGATTCAAAATTTTTGAAATTTGTGTCGACTATGACCTACCTGGGTACGAAGATGAGGCAGGAATTGCACTACCTTACATCATTACCCTAGAAAAGAGCACCGCTAAGGTGCTAGCCATCCGCCGTAACTGGTATGAGGATGATATCTTGAAACTGAAGAGAAACCACTTTGTACATTATCAGTATGTACCTGGGTTTGGTTTCTACGGTTATGGATTGATTCACCTTATCGGAGGCTATGCCCGCAGTGCTACTACTATTGTTCGCCAACTCGTCGACGCTGGTACTTTATCTAATCTTCCCGGTGGGTTAAAATCCCGCGGCTTGAGGGTTAAGGGGGATGACACTCCTATTAGCCCAGGAGAGTTTAGAGATGTTGATGTACCATCTGGTGTCATTAAAGACAACATTATGTTGTTACCATATAAAGAGCCTAGCCAGACTCTTATGTCCTTGTTCAACCAAATTGTTCAAGAAGGCCGTGCATTCGTATCTGCTGGGGACCTCCAAGTATCCGACATGGGTGGTAATGCGCCTGTTGGAACTACTTTGGCTATTCTCGAGCGCACTCTTAAGGTAATGTCTGCAATTCAAGCTCGTCTGCATTATTCGATGAAGCAAGAATTTAAACTCTTAAAAACAATTATTGCTGACTATACTCCAGAGGAATACGACTATGAACCTGAAGAAGGCAATCCATCAGCTAAGAAATCGGATTACGATGATGTTGAGGTTTTACCGGTTAGCGACCCTAATGCGAGCACGATGGCGCAGAAAATCGTACAGTATCAAGCTGTGCTCCAGTTGGCTCAATCGGCACCACAACTCTACAACCTCCCGCTCCTCCATAGACAAATGATTGAAGTTCTTGGTATCAAGAATGCTCAAAAACTTGTACCTATGACAGACGACCAAAAGCCACAAGACCCAGTAACAGAAAACCAAAATGCTCTAATGTTAAAACCAATTAAAGCATTTAGCTACCAGGACCACCAGGCACATATTCAAGTACATATGGCTGCAATGCAAGACCCAATTATTAATCAGCTATTGCAAAACAACCCGCAAGCTCCGCAAATTACACAAGCAATGTATGCGCATATTAATGAACATATGGGCTTTGAATATCGTGTACAAATTAGTCAGCAAATGGGTATGCCAATGCCTCCTCAAGACATGAATGATTTGAATGAGGAAGAAGATACAAATATGACTCCTGAAATGGAATCTCAGTTGGCTCCAATGTTGGCTCAAGCGGCTCAGAAATTGTTGGCGCAAAACCAAACGCAAGTTAAACAGCAACAAGCTCAACAACAAGCGCAAGACCCAATCATTCAAATGCAAATGCAAGAGTTACAGCTTAAGACCCAAGAGCAACAACGCAAAGCCCAGAAAGACCAACAGGACTTCCAGCTTAAGCAGCAACAATTGCAGATTGAGGCACAACGCATTCAATCGCAACAACAAATTGCGGCTCAACAAGTGGCCGCCACTACAGCTATTAACAACAATAAAACTAATACCCAGCGACAAATTGAAGCAGGTAAATTAGCTATTGACTCTGTTAAAGCCCACCACAATCTACAAAACTCTCGCCAAATGAAAGAAGCAGATATTGCAATGCAACTGCATACTGCGGAGCGGCAAGCCCAACAGAAAAAAACGGAGAAAAAAGAACCTAAATGACCGAATATGAATATCTCTGTATTGAGTTACAGAAGCAAGTAGAAACAAAAAAAGAATTCATTGCCGCAGGCAATTGCAAAAGTTTTGATGAGTATCAAAAAGTAACAGGGGTTATCCGTGGTCTTGCCCTTGCTATTGAATTAATCCAAGACCGCGAGCAAAAACTAGAGGACTCAGATGAGTGAATTGTTAATTAGTGATGCGTTGGGAAACGTATCAACCCTACCTGAAAAGGTAGAGCAACGAGCAACACAACTTCCCAAACCCCAAAGCTACCATATTTTATGTATGGTACCAAGGGCAGAAGAAGAGTATTCAGAAAGTGGCATTATTAAGTCAGCATTAACTCAGCAACATGAGGAAGTATTGACCCCTGTTTTATTTGTTATGGCTTTAGGGCCAGACGCTTATGCAGATAAAGAGCGTTTTCCTAATGGTCCTAGCTGTAAAGTAGGCGACTTCATATTAATTCGCCCAAACTCAGGTTCACGACTAAAGATTCATGGTCAAGAGTTTAGGATTATTAATGATGATTCAGTAGAGGCTACTGTTGATGACCCCCGCGGGATTTCGCGTGCATAAGGAGATATAAATGGCAGCAGAAGAATTCGGTACAGTAACATTTGGAAAAGGCGGAGAAGTTATTCCAGTAGGTGCGGAAAATGATACCTACGAATTTCCAGATGAGATTGAAGCCAAAGAAGAAAAAAAGGCTAAGATTAAAGTCGAAGCCCCAGAAGTAGACATTGAAATAGTCGATGACACCCCACCTGAAGACAAAGGCCGTGAGCCTATGGAAGCAGCCCCCGAGGAAGTTACCGAAGATGAACTTGAAAATTATGATGCTAAAGTTCAAAAACGGATTAAAAAACTTGGTAAGGGATATCACGACGAGCGCCGTGCTAAAGAAGCAGCCCAAAGAGAGAAAGAAGAAGCTCTTCGTTTAGCTCAAATCATGGTAGACGAGAATAAACGTTTGCAAACCCAGTTACATGAGGGTAGCAAAATGATTATTCAGCAAGGTACTTCCGGAGCAGAAGCTGAACTTAATATGGCCAAAAAAGCCTATAGGGATGCTTATGATTCAGGAGATTCTGAAGCTTTAGTAGAAGCCCAGCAAAAAATCGCTGAAGCTACTTTACGGCTAGATAAAGTTAAAAACTTGCAGCCTACTCCAATTAAAGAAACACCATATATACCCCCAGCTCAGGAAGCGCAAGCTCCTGCTCAAGACCCAAAATTGAGCAATTGGCTATCTCAAAATGAGTGGTATGGTGGTGAAGCCCCCGAAGAAGATGAAATGACTGGGTTAGCAATTACCATTCATAACCGTCTTGCAAGGGAATTTGGTGAAAAATATGTAGGCACTGATGAATACTACCAAAAAATTAGTGCTACAATTCGGAAAAGATTCCCCGATTATTTCGGAGCCGACGAAGAATCAGAAGTACAAGAAGCAAAAACCCCGGTTAAAACCCGTGCAACAAAACCCGCTGGAAATGTTGTAGCACCTGCTACACGTTCAGTTGCCCCTAAGAAAGTACAATTAACGCCTACTCAGGTACAGATTGCGAAACGCCTCGGTGTTCCATTAGAACTGTATGCCAAGAAGGTTGCCGAACAAATGAATGGAGATAGATAATGAGTAAGATTTTACGCGAATTAGAAACTCGGGAAACCGAAGTTAAGCCAGTAGCAACATGGGCACCCCCAGAGTTACTGCCTCAACCAAATGAGCGTCCAGGCTGGGTACACCGTTATGTACGGACATCCACACTTGGTACAGTCGACCCCATGAATGTCTCTTCTAAGCGTAGGGAGGGGTTTGAACCTGTAAAGGCAGAAGACTATCCTGAGCTAATGGCCCACGCGTCCATTGATGGACAGTTTAAAGGCTCAATTGAAATTGGTGGTTTAGTTTTATGCCGTGCCCCAGCTGAGTTTATGAAACAGCGCGAAGCTCACTTTGAGAAACTCGCTAATCAGCAAATGGAATCGGTGGATAATACCTTTATGCGAGAGAATGACCCACGTATGCCTTTATATAAAGAGCGTTCTACAAAGGTTACTTTTGGAAAAGGTAGTTAATTTAATTAATTTAGGAGATTTAATATGGCAACAGTAGCAGGTCCTTATGGACTAAAGCCAATTAACCTCATCGGTGGTCAGTCGTTTAATGGTGGTGTAATCCGTGAATTTGCGGTTACAACTAACAACACTGCTCCTATCGGTAATGGTGACTTGGTTCAAATCACAGCGGGTGTTCCAACCGTTGTTTCTGCCACGCCAGCAGCTGGTACCCAAAAGGGTCTAGTTGGTGTTTGCGTTGGTGTTCGTTATCAATTGGCTGGTCAACAGCTTGGTTACCCTTTGTATGCTCAGTATTTGCCAGCTAACGCTGTCACNGCTGGTTATACAAACATCTTTGTTCGTGTTATGGACGACCCAGATGCATTGTTCCAAGTTCAAGCAACTGGTTCAGTTACTGCCGCTAATATCGGTTCTAACGCCCAATTGACTGGCTTTA